CATACTATATCCTTATAGAGTAGGGGGGCATCGCAGTGCGAATCCTAACCCGCCCCCCTAATCCTTTAGGCGACTGTTGAGCAATCAACAACCACTGCCCAAACTTTAATCCTAGCCGCATCAGTCACAGCTCCAGTAACACCGATAAGCATATCGATGGTATCTGCAGTTGCGAAATAGTGACCATTATTGTTTGCGATCAAAAGCGCACCGTTTGATTGAGTAGTACCCGCTGCATTAGCATCGCCTCCATCAACAAAACCGTCTACATCGCCACCAGTCAAACCGATGTCAAATGTTGACGCTGCACCTTCAGCAGTAATAGTAGTTGCACCAACTGCCAACACTAGTGTGTTAGCTGGGATCGAAAGCACTTCGATAGAATCACCAGCGGCAAGAGCTGTAGCGCCTGCTGCAGCCCTAGCTGTAGTGATCTTAGCAAAGTCCAAATCGACTTCCATGTACCCGACTCTGGTCAAGCCCTTAGCTGGATGTCCAGCAGAACCTTTATCAAAGCCGTGTGAGTCTGTATAAGCAGCCATCTGATCCTCCTATTAAAGAGTAACAACCATCGTGGCAAGAGCTTCAGGCTTAACGACTTTATAACCGTAAACTTGAAGACCACGAATGATGTTACCAAAAGTTGTTTCAGAACGGATGGTTTCCATATTTGTCATCTGAGATGCAAATGTGAAGCCCATATTGTGTCCACCGATAACGCTGAACTCAGAACCGTTCTTATAAAGATTGTGGCTTACATAAACAGTAAACCTGTCAATCATACCCAAACGTCCGTTACGGAGAGGTGTATTACCGTCTCCAGTGATAGACGCATCCTTCAGATCAGATTGCTTGATCATACCAGCCATCTTAGCAGGAATCACTAGGAAGCGATCTCCTTCAGGACAGTTAGCTTCGTCAAGCACAGTACCCATATCAATGATCTTACTAATAACATTAGTAGATGTAATTGCTTCTGGGTTGCCTGCTGCACCAAGGTCAATGTCGCCAGAAATTCGTCCAGCTGTTGCACCTTTGTTTAGTGCAGATACATCAGGAAGAATATCAGTCAAGACACGCTGGTCAATTTTGATTTTCATTCTTTCTGAAGCGTCTTTTGACCACTGATCCATCATATTGATGTCAGCTTGTACTTCGTCTACATCGTCTTCGATACATGCAAAGTACTCACCTTTGTCAATAAGCAGCTGTAGCTTTGGCTTATCAGGCTGCTCTACGTTAAGAGTCTGACCCTTAACATAGGTTTGGATGTTGATCTCAGGGGTAGTACGGATGTTAACCGTATCACCCATGCTACGAATTTCACCTTCGTAGTTGGTGTTAGAGATTGCTGCGAGCACTGTTGCATCGTAGAAATTCTCAATGAGCTTACCCGACCAGATCTCAGGAATAAAATTCCCAGTATACTGCGGATGCCCAGGGGATGTTGCGTATGCCATTTTGGCCTCCTAACACATATTTAAGTTATGCGACCCTCTGCCTGAGCAGCAAAGATGTCACGTTCAATTTTAGCCCTCTCATCATCCCGACCTTTGAACTTACCTTTTCGTACATCATCATAAAATGCAGCTATGTCAGCTGTAGTATACGATGCTGCTTTATTACTAGAAGGTGCTGCTCCAGCGCTTCTGCTCTTTTTAGGAGCAACTTGCTGTTGTAGCTCGTTTTGATTTGTGGACTTTACCTGTTGAGCAGATCCTGCACCATTTAAGCCAGACCAAGTAGAAAAGATGTGTGCTATTCTATCGACATCATAACGTTGCTGAGCGTCTTCCAAATATGCTTGTCTTGGCTGTCCCGATATTGGGTCAGTTTCTAACAACCACGTTTGAAAATCTGCATTCTCGTTAATCTCTTGCCAATTAGGAACAATAGAAGCTAGCTTTGACCAGAACAGTTGCTCTTGAGTACTTCCAACTTGATTAGCTAGTTGTTGTACCTGCGGAACAGTATTCTGTGCCATTTGAGCAATCTGTTGTTTTAGAGAGGCAACCTCTCCAAGTAGATTACCCGTCTCTTCTTTGGTAACTTTACGCATAATGTCTATAGATTCACCATACTCCTCAACATCTTTTTCCGATAGTAAACTAGCGGGTTGCTGTGGAGCTTGAGGCTGTTGCTGCTGTTGGTTAATAGTAGCAATCAACTGCTCAAACTGGTTTATCTTAGCATTCTGTTCCTGCACCTGTTGTTTTAGCTGAGGAACTTCTGCGTTATACATTCCTTGAAGAGTCTTATACTTCTGTTGCCAGTTAGCATCTTTCTCTTGGTTGCCCCCTGAGTGCTCTCCAGAGGACTCGACTGCAACTTCTTCTACACTGTTGGCAGCGGGAACGGTCTCAGGGGCTTCCATCTCTTGTTGAGGGGCCTCCTGATTCTCATTCACTTCTTCTTCATTTAACTCTTTATACAATTCTTGTACTGCCTCAGACTGTTTCTGAACTTGCTTTGGTATTGCCATTTCTCGCTCCTTACGGTGTGCGTGTTAGTCGGCTGGTCATACTAAACCTTTGCCGCTGTTGAAGGGGCATCTTTAATTAACTTGGTTATTTCACCAAGAACTTGACACCGCCCCTGTTGAAGTGTCACGTTATTTATAACACTAGGTAAGGTTTCTAATTCATGCAACCTCCAAGTGTCAATAAATTCTAAAACTTCTGGAAACTGTTTAGCTACAGCTGCCAGACTTTGTAATGTTTTTGCGTCAGGTCTAATCATTGGCTAGCACCTGTAGACCTGTTCTGAACTGTGTTTGCAGCCATTCCACCTGCTGGATTACCAGCGGGGTCAGTTACCTGTCCTTGCTGTGGCTGTTCTGCTTTAGCCATTTCCTGCTGTGCTTTTAGTAGCCTAGCCTGAAATGCTTCTTTTTCTTTCGATGGTATAATGTCATCAACTGGCATCTGAAGTCCCTTAGCAACTTCTCTAAGTATAGCAGCTCTACCCTCTTTACCAAGAATCTGAGAATCAATCTCGTTACCTGTAGCGTTAAGAAACTCAATACGTCTAATATTAACAGTCTCTTTAACAGCTAGGTTAACTGCACCTTTAGGCACAATAGCTAGATCACCTTTGATACTTTCATCTTCGTTATAACGCATGTTGTATAAGAAGATCCTGTGGATAACTGGTTTAATAATATCATTGTCAATATGCATAACAACTTGACGGATACCTTTACCTGCTGACCCCATTAACATTGAAAGTCCAGAGGCAGTTCGACCTGCACCCTGAACATTCAAGTCTCCAGTGACATAGGAAGGAATGCCACTATGGTCATCTGCCAGTTTAGCAAACTTATCATAGATAGCCGCTAGAGTATTAGCGTTATCTTCAGGCTGCGTAAACCTGACGGCAGGGGAATTAGAACCGAGAGGATCGTTTGTTACCTGCCAGATTTTCCACGGGTGGAGCTGCGTGATGTCTTCGTTTGGTGGGATCCTTTCGAGATTAACTTCGACTTGAGGCCCACTAGATATGCCCATGTTATTAACAAGCGCTCTAGTAGCTGCGTTACAAACATTCTGCACATCTTCAATAATTTCTGGTATACCTTTACCCCAAAACGCTCCAGGGGCTTTAATAAACGATGTTTTAGCATAGGGTTTTTCTCCTAACGGGTCATAGTTTAGCACTGCTTTAAGCACGTAATTACCTATCACCCACACGTTTGCGTCATACTCTTTGGCTTGGTCTGGAATCATTTCTTCGTCCATACCCCACTCAACGAGCATTTTTCCGCTAACTTTGCCCCAAAACTCTAAGGCATCATACGTACTTGTAGGCCGCCTATGAGTGCTAAATTTACGTTCTTCTTCGTCTTTTGTGTATTCAAAATCTTCTGTTATCCAGCTGCCATAGTCATTTACACCTAGATCTAGCAACTCACGAATAGCATCGTCATCATACCCAGGCAAACCAATAAGATCGGAAAGATCAGATCTGCTGAGCTTGTGGTGTTCAAAAAGATAGCCATCATTTATATG